AAATTAACAATGGTCTTAGAATGTTACCCTTTTCAAAACAAGAGTTCAGAGATTTTAACGAAGAAAAAAGATTGGTTACAGCTCCTGTGATGATCGCAGAAACACCAATCCCAAGATTCAATCCTGATTTAGGAAAATACTATGTTAAGTTTTCCAAAGAAACGATTGAAAAGATGATGAAAAAATACTTCAAGGAAAATAAGATCCACACCATCAATACAAATCACGATTCAAAACAACAAAAAGATGGGATCTACATGATGGAGTCCTATATCGTTGGTGATCGTAATAAAAGTAATCTATTCCCTGAGTTACCAGAAGGTTCATGGGTTGCTACATTCTATGTTGATAACGATGAGGTATGGGAAAAGATTAAAGATGGTGAATACAATGGTTTCAGTTTGGAGGGATACTTCATAGAAAAGTATGAAGATGATATGTTAGAAAGAGTAACAGAAAAATTACAATCAATTATAGAGTCAGATATTGACGATACTTCCAAAGAATTACAGATAAAAAACTTACTTAATATAGAATGAAAAACTTCTTAATGGCTTTCGCCTTATTTATGTCCCCATTAGGCCCATTGGCATTACTTGTAACATTTGCGGCGATCATTGACACCTTTGTTGGTAGATGGTATGCTAAACATATTGGGGAGTTAGTCACGAGTAGAATAACAAGAATCGGTTTAATGAGAAAATTAATCATATATTTTATCGCCCTTTTATTTTCATTCCTTGTAGATAGATTGATAATCAACGAGATTACAAGAAACTACATTTGGTTTGATTGGGCATTTACAAAGTTCATCGCATCACTATTGATTTGGATAGAATATACTTCAATAGACGAGAAGGTGAAATGGGTTAAAGGTGAAGGTATAACAGACAAGATTGTTAAGTTTGGTAGGTCTATTAAATCCTTAGTTGGGTTCAAAAAAGATCTAGAATCTTAGCAGATTAAACAAAAAAATAAATAAACTATTTAAATGTGTATTATGAGTAAAACAAACATTATAGCCAAAATCAAAGAACTTTTCGCAGAAGAAAAGATGGCTAAGGACTACACAGCAGCTACAGGAGAAATCATCCGTTGTTTGGGTGATAGTTTAGCTGTTGGTGAAAAGGTGATTGAAATCGCCGCTGAAAAAGAATCCCCACTTCCTGATGGTTCTTACCTATTAGACAATGGTAAGTCAATCGTTGTTGCTGCTGGTGAGATCAAAGAAATTAACGAAATCAGATCTGAAGGTGAATCTAACCCTGTTGCTATGGAAGAAGTAGTTGATGTTGAAATGGGTGAAATGAAAGACAAAATGGAAGATGAGTATAAAAACGAAATCGATACCAAATTGGTTGATGGAACTGAGGTTAAAGTAAAAACTAAAGGTGATGCTTTATCTGTAGGTGATGAGGTATTGGTTAAATCAGGTGATGAGTTCGTTAAAGCTCCAGCAGGTGAGCATGAATTAGAAGGTGGTTTGGTGATCGAGGTAAACGCTGAAGGTTTTATTGATGAGTTAAAAACCAAAGAAGTCGAGGAAGAAGATGAGGTTGAAAACGAAGAAATGAAAACTATGTTCGAAGCTGTTTCAACTATTAAAGGAATGGTTGATGAATTGAAAGAAACTATCAACTCACTAAGAACAGAAAACACTGAATTAAAAGAAAGATTTAATAAGTTCGCAGCTGAACCATCTGTGGACACTATTACAAAGAAAAAAGAAAATGTAAGTAAGTTGGCATCTAAAGAAGACAAGTTACGATTCTTTTCTAAATAAATAAAAACAAATAAACCTATAAACAAAAAGTAAAATGGCACTTAATGTAAACGGATTAACGGCATATGTAAATCAAGAGCGTATGGCATTAATAAAAAAAATGATTTTAGGTGGTCGCACGATGAACTTCTTAACGATCCAACCTGATATCAAATCAGCAGCTTCTATTAACCTATTATCATCTGATCTTGTAGCACAAGCAGGTGGTTGTGGTTTTACAGATGAAGGTGAAACTATCTTGACACAAAACACCTTAAATGTATGTCCATTGAAGGTAAACGAGTCGATTTGTATTGACACTTTAGAGCAATACTACACACAAGCTATGTTGGCTCCAGGGAGTTATGACACTGACTTCGGTTTCGAACAATTATTCACTGAGGAGAAAGTATCACAAATCTCTTCTTTGATCGATACTTTGATCTGGCAAGGTAATACAGATTCTGTAAACCCACAATTAGCTTTGTGTGATGGATTTGTAAAATTAGCCTCAACTACTTACTCAGCTTCAACTGTTGATGGTAACACATCGTCAGCAACAGCAATCACAGCTTCTAACATCATCGGTTTAGTTGATGATATGGTTGCTGCAGTTCCTGTAAACATCATCGCTAACGATGACTTATACCTATACATGGGTTATGACACTTACAGATTATACGCATTAGCATTGAGAAATGCTAACTTGTTCCACTATACAGGTGCTGAAGATCAAGGAGAACAATTCTCTCAAATGATTCCAGGCACAAATATTCGTGCAATTGCAGTTAAAGGTCTCAATTCAACCGGAAAAATGTTCTTATCTGCTAAATCTAATCTTTACGCAGGGGTTGACCTTATGAATGATTATGAGAACCTAGAGATTTTTTATAGTATGGACTTCCAAGAAGTAAGGGTAGTTGCCAAATGGAAAATGGGCGTTCAGGCCGCGTTCTGGGATTATGTTGTATACTTCTCTCTTTAATTCTAAGGACTTAAAAGGGTAGTCGACAATCAGGGGTATCTAACTTAGGGTTATATTCTCTTAGATCGAAAAAACAAAGGGGGTCTAAAAACCCCCTTATATAAAAATAAACAAACAAAAAAAATTAAATATGTCATTTACATGTAACTTAACAGATGGGTATGTATTAGGATGTTCATCAATAGGTGGTGTTGAAAAGGTGTATATCGGAGAATGGGTTGATGGAGTTCAAGTAACTCAAGATGCTTGCGGTATCATCACAGGTATCACTACAACAGGTCTTACTGTATACCAATTCGAACAAGATATCGAGCACGCTGGTTTAGCTCAAACGGGACAATATAGTCGCGAGGCGGGGACAGTATTCTATGAATCTAACTTATCAATTAAATTGATTGGTTTAGATTGTAATGTAAGAAATAGAATGGTTGAACTTGGTAGAGCTCCATTATTCGCAGTAGTTAAATCTAACGCTGGTGACTGGTATTACTTAGGTCTTGAGTCAGCAGGTAGAGCATCTGCTGGTGAAGCTTCTGTAGGAACAGCATTAGGAGATATGAATGGTCTTAACCAAACTATCCAATGGAAATCAGCAAATGGTGCTTTCCTTATCGATGGATCTTTGGTTGGAACTACAATCACCGTAGCTTAATCAGGCTCCCAAACCTTTATTGGTTTTCTAAATAAAGCCCCCTTTTTACAGGGGGTTTTTTATTTATTAGTCAACAAAGAACATATAAGTTTCACAACCGATGATATTTACGATCTGCTCTACTCCGATTTCGTTTAAGTCAAAGACCGCTCGTGTTTCATAGTCACAGTTACGAGCCCAAGTTTCCATATATATCGTATCCAACTCATTATCAAACACCTTAAAGAAGATTGAGAAACCACCTACATGATAAAGTATTTCCATACACTCAGCATCTTCATACTCACCTGTATCACTTGTAAAAGTTATTGATGGCATTTCTAGATTTTCAGATATGTCACGGACATACTCACTCATTAGTATTCCTGTTGTTAGATTTGATAGTTTTACCATCACTTCAAGTTTCTCTTGTGTTTTCATAATGTTTCTGTTTTTAATTGTTTCTACAAATATAAGTATTCTTTTCTGTTCTGCCAAAACTTTTTTTACTCAATTCCAATTCTTTTTAACTCTTCGATCACCTCATCTTCGGTTGAATAAAACTCACCATTCATTCTATATATATAACCCTTCTTGGTTTTTATTGGTTTGATGTGGAGTTCATACTGATACTCCGTATATGAATTATCTCTAACCCAACTCCTTCTTGTTAATAACAAATACAATTCGTCCTTATCGATCGTATATTGGTGTCTTGATACATACCAACCATCATTTATTAGATGGTGTAAGTATTGTTGTATTTTATAAAACATGAGTCCAAGTTTTTCTTGCGATTAGAAGATCTATAGTTGCAAGTGACACACCAAACCTTTTGGATAAAGGTGTCATACCATAAACTTTATCATATCTTTTATAGTTTTGTCTTATCCATCTTACATCATCTTCGGTAAGTTTAGAGTTGGCGTTACCACTACCAGTCATTAAAACACTATGTTTTTGTTTTTGTTCATCACTGATTTTTCTACCTGTTGCAGATATTGATATATTTTTACGATGAGTTTCACTAAACTCTCTACCTGTTAAACTCTTACTGATTTTATTCTTGACTTCAGGATCTTTATGTGGATTGTTTTCCAACATATAGAGTCGTCTTCTTTCTTTATCGTTTTCTATTAACTCTTTTACCTTATCCTCATCATATTTTTCATACCAAGCATCATAGATACCTTTTTTATACATAGGATTATTCTCTCCAAGATTAGCCTCTCTTTTTGCTTGTCTTTTTTCTTCAGTCCATAAAGAGCTAAGATATTCTTTTTGTTCTTCAGTCCATTCTCTACCATTACCTCCTTCTCCACCATCTGTTAGGTTTATTAAACATCCGTAGTTTGGATTATTTGGGTGTGGTTTTATGCGACCATAAAAGGCGATCATCTTGATTTCAAGATCACAAGCTTCTTCTAAAGATAAGTTATCTTTTAAGATCTTAACTAAAACTCCATTTTTTTTATAAACACCTTTCCACCATTCACCTCTATTGATGAAGTCATATGCTCTATCATGAGATCCTATACCGATGTAAAAGATTCTACCATCAGATTTTCTCGTGTGCATGTATAAACATTTATCTTTTTCTTGTGTCTTCATAATTTCTCTGTGTTTGTCTTACAAATATACAACTATTTTTCTATTCTACAAAAAAGGGGAGAAAAAATCCCCCCTTTTTTTACTTCCAAAACCACTCCAAGTTTAACTCTTCAACTATTTGTTCTGCGATCCAAAAAGAGTAGTCACCATATTCTTCACCACAAAACTGATCACTATCGTATTTTGGGTAGGTCTTTAGTTTCTCTACGATCGTATCGTGGTTTTTGTCCTTGAACTTACCTACGAACTCCCAAAAACATTTGATAAGGACTGGCTCCATAACTAAAGTGTATTTACTGTGATGAAGTTTTCTATCTCTTAAGAAACCATCAGTAAAACACTTGTATAGTGTGTGGGTTACATCGTCATATAAACGATCTGTGTTGTATAGGTCTACATAGTGTAGGACTACATCTAAGGGACTAAAACCATTCTCAAGGATTAGGGCTCCCAACTTCTTTTGATTGTCTGTTAAACTCATGATTTTTTATTTATTTGATTATTACTAT